TCCTAATAATTAACTTTTTTAATACTTATAACTTTAAACAATTAACTACAAAAACAAATAAAATACAGATCTATTATAAATTAATACAAAAAAACTTTGCTTTGTAAACTATTGATATTCAATAACTTATAAATTATTTTACTTTTATTTTAATATTTCTTTGTTTTTTGCTTGTATAAGTCAAAAGTAATATTATCTTTGTTATCAAGTTGTGCGAAAACGTGCAACATAATTAAGCCCTATATATAGGCAATTTAAAAAGTATTATTATGAACAAATCAACACAAGTATTAAAAGCGGTTACCGCAACAAAAAAAGTAGCAACTAAAAAAGTAGCTAAGGTATTAACACAAAAACAAAGAGACGCTATTGCAAAAAAGAGAGCGTTAAACAAAAGTTTTGCAAATGTGCAAAGTGCAAAACGCAAAGTTGAAAATCTAGAGTACAAAAAAGACTTGAAAAAAATACTAATTGAGGTAAAACGTACTACAACTCTTAATAATGTAGATACCAAAAGCCTTGAGAATTTAGTACTACACAATCAATGTAAAGTAGCTATTAATTACCTACTAAAAAATGAGACAAAGTATTTGCCATTACTTAAGCAAGTTGTAAGAACGTCAAAAAGCGGTTTATATAGCCCATACTTTGCAGAACAAACAATACAAAAAATTGTTAAAATGAAATTAAATGACGGTCAAAGTTTTGAGCGTAGTCTTATAAACTTAAAAAAGTAATAACAACTAAAAATAATATCATGTATATAATAACAAAAAGTTTTGAAGACCTAAGCACAGGAAAAATATATTTTGAAGTGCTAGATAAAGATTGTACAACTAAAATAATATGTGCAATAACTAAGGAGGTAATAAATTAACAATTTAACGGGCGTTATTTGTGTGAAATAGCACAAAGGTAAACTTCAACGTTTAACGTCCACAAACAGCCCGCAAATAGGCTTTAAACTAACGTTCTTTGTCTTACTAAAAAGTTGCTAGATTTTTATAATCGTGTGGTCAATCCCACGATATAAACATAAAAATTAATAGTTGTGTGGTCAATCCCACAACGTGAAATAGCGGTGTAAGAGGTTTTGTATATTAAAGAGATAGTTGTGTAAGTTGCGACTAAGATGGTGAAGCATTAGTACACCGTATCCGCTGGATTTTAAAAAAAAGTGGGATACGTGGGCGAAAGTGTGAAGGCTTTAAATTAATTACAATGTGTAAATAAATCAAAACAATATGAGATAGAACCGCAAAGGTGTAGCTATGGTCAATCCTAGCTACAATAAAATCATTGCATCGTATGGTCAATCCTACGCTATCAAATTGGACAACTAACAACCTATTAATTTGACGTGTGGACGGATACGAGCCACATAGAATAGAGGCATAGCAAGCTAAACATTACAACGCGTTAAAATTAAGCTATGGGCAAAGTACATAGTTTCGTGTATGGAGTCAAGACCAGTACTGAGTACTAGGGATAAGAGAAACAAGAATACATAAAACTAAACTAACGGCATGAGGAGGGATCTTTGTGCCGTATCTATTTAAAACAAATATTAATTAAAAACAATTAAACAAATGGTAAAAGAAATAGTAGAGGTACTTATGATTGTAATTTCAATCGGGTGCATAGTAACAATAGTAAAACATTTAATAACAGATAAATAAAAACAAATGGGAAAACGTAAAAGAATACAAGTGGGAGAACTAAGCATGTTAATAAAAAAACAGCAAGACAAATTTTTGAAATCAAAGAGTATGTATGCAGAGGTCGTGCAAGACATCATGAAAGAAAATGATTGCTCCTGGACCGAGGCTAAACAGATACACAAGTTCAAGAAAGTAAGCCAAGGCATCAAGAGAGAGATAGATTTATTAACCTGTTCACACCCATAATATGGAAGAATTAGAAATAGTAATAGCAAAAGTAAAATCATTGTCAAACATTTTAAACATAGAGATATGGAACACAGAATTGTAAACGGACTACACGTAGTGGAGACCAAAAGATTAATAGAAAATATAATATACGTAACAATAAACGTGTATACAGAACAAGAGTACAGAGACCTAGAGATACAAAACTCATGGTGGAATAGAGTAAAGGAAACACTAACTAGTCTAGGTGCAGGTGCATCGTGGGCGATTAAACATTAAACAGATGGGAGTATTTAGCTTTTTTACAACAGACACACAAGATAGTATACCAAACACATGGCAATACGACAGACCAACATTCACAGTCTATATGAAAGACGACAAAGGAAATGTATGGAAAGAGAGTAACTATGAAGGGTATGGTAACTTCGGAGGTAAGGACATCTATGAATTAATCGCAGAGATGAACGGATTCGAAGGACGTGATAAAGGTATAGAGATATTTTTCAAGCCAATAGATGGAATGAAATATCCAAACCTAGTAAGATTAAAGAATAGTAATTGGGAAAACGAGACACTGAAAGACTGCCCAGAGCAGGGACACTTTTATGGTGGAATAATAATAATCGATTAAAACTAAACAGATGAAAACAGCAAACGTATTGTACGCAACACTAGTAATTCTATTAAGTATATGGTGCTTCTTAATATGGGAGGGCATACCTAGATTTACGATAGAGCAAATAGTATATGTCCAGGCACTATGCCTAGCAAATATATTCGCATTAATAATAACACTTAAAAGAGAACAGGCATGATACAAGAATTAGACAAGGTAGTACACCAATGGTGTGAAGAAAACGACAGATGGATGTACATAGAGTATGACCAAGATGGTAAAGTGATGGGGTTGAACTTCATGCAAGGAGACGAGTATGAACTATTCAAGGAAGATTGGTGTGTAAGCGACAAAGGTATGACAGAGTTTTATAAGCAAATGCTTTACACATTTCCAATCGAATGCAATAAGACCTCTACATTAGTATTTATAAACAAGTGTATGTGGGCATACCACTCAGCAATAAGTGAATATCATCTGAATGAATACAGACAAAAACAATAGAGTTATGAGCAAGAAAAGAAAAGAGTTTGAAGCTTGGCTTGTGAGCGACAATATTATTTGGCATGTAGATAAAGATGATAACTTTTATTACGCATCACAAGACGCGTTGTATCGCAATAGGTTGTACACAAAAGAGCAAGCATGGGAGTACTACAAAAAAGAATTTATTAATTAATACAATAGAGTTATGAGAGAATACTTTAAGAAAGAAGTGACCAGCACTAAGGATGCTGAGTTATTCATTGACCAACTAGCAGCGGATGATTTGTTATATCATCCCGAAACATATGCTAAAGAAGTGGTGGACATGAGGTACGGCAAGAGATTGTTTACTGATGAAGAAGCCATTGAGTTAGACATACGAATGGATGAATGCTACTACTACATGGACGACCCGTGTGCGTACATACTAGATAATTTTGTTAACGATGAATCAGAGCTAATATGTTAAGTACTTGTTGTGACGCTGAAGCGAGCTATTTAAGTGATGATATATGTGGTGCATGTAAAGATCACTCGGACTTCTATGATGAAGACGAAGATGAACTTATTAACTAACTAATATAATTAAACTATGGAAACAAAACAATTAGTGTACAAGATGCTAACAGAGAACACAGGTAAACACTTCTTAGATAGTGGTGGTACTGATGGGAGAATGTGGCAGAGAAACCAACGTAAAACAATGCAGGACTTTGAGGATGAAGATGAGGAGTCTTATGTATTTGACTATAGGTATGGAGATATAGAGAGGACTGTATCTGTATTCCACTATTTAACTAACAACCTAGAGATAGATGATATCTGTGAGGAGTTTAACAGGCTACAAGATGAGAATGACAATTGGGATGCGGTGTGTAATCTATACGGTGTATCTACAGAGGCATATGAAATGCTAGACGAGTTACATGATATAGAGATAGAGAGGACATGGAACACGTACAACGGAGACTCTGACCTATCGCAGATATTACAGGGTAGTAACCTTATTATTGATGGGGAGTATTACCATATCATACAGATACATAATGGTGCAGATGCTAGGGGAGGGTACACACATGCCAGGATGTTCAAGGGTGGTGACTATTGTGATGGCATGATACACGAATACCTTTGGGAGTATAAGGATAGATGTGAGATACAAGACGATATAGATGAGGGGTATCTAACTGATATAAAAGATATCGATGACGACTCTATTACATATACAAGTAAAGAAATATTAAAACGTTGTGAAGAACTTAAATCAGATTGTTCACACCCATAATAACAAAAACTATGAGTAGAGATAAACACATTTGGGAAGGCTGGACTGTAGGAGATTTTATCGATGAGATAGAACCTACGTTTAACATGAAGCTAAAGGTTATACAACACCCTTGGCTTTCTGAGTCAGCATTAAAAGAGTGGGTTGCATCAGAGCAACCTTACTATAAAAAACATATACCTGAAGTATATGAATATTTTCTAACTAAAATTAAATTTTAACTATGAAATCAGAAGATCAGAAACACGGGTACAGATTTGAGAAAATCTTAAAAGGAAAGAAGGTAGACTCATGTAGGTACATGACTAAAGAAGAGGCAGACGACTTCGGTTGGTACAAGAGGCCACTATGTATAGTATTCACAGATGGAACATACCTGGTATTACAATCAGATGATGAGGGTAATGATGGAGGCGCTGGGTTTATTGGAGGAGGTAAAGAAGACCACACAATATACACGATATAAATATTAATCAATTAAATAAATAGAGTTATGGAAGTAGAGTATTGGAACTCACCTTATAAAGGTGCTAAAAGTGAATTAGTAAAGACAGAAGAGTGGCCTGACACAGACGAATCTTTTGCAAGGTATTATAAATTAAATAATCAATTGAAATACTGTAATGGAAGTCATTATAAGTTTGTAAGTGATGAAGACAATAAAAGATATACGGAAGAATTCTTCCCTAAACACCACACAATAGAAAATTACTACAGAGGTGGGATAGTAGATTAATAATCAATTAAATAAATAGAGTTATGGAAAAAAACAAATCAGTTTACGTAGGAGAAACAAACAGCTTACACTGTTCAGATGGGGAGCTAGTAATAAATCATGGAGATGTGGGTAACGAGCAGGTCCTTGTAATAAACGTGGAAGAGCTATACAAAGACCTTCCGTTTATCATTGAGCAAGTATGTAAGGAACAAAAGAAGATGCAAGAGATGTATCTAGAAATGATTAAAGAATCACTTAATAAACTATAACTATGGGAGCAAATAGTATACATTACGATGCAAGTAAGAAACATTACAAATCAGCAAGAGAAGCCTACCAATCTTTGAGAGAAGAGGAGGTGTATGAGTACGGACACGACCCGTACAATGGCACAATAACAACGTGTTCATTGGAGGGTAAGATATCCGAGCCTAAAGATGACGATGCCTATGAGGAGGCATTGGATAATATAGACAAGAGAGAGTGCAAGTATTATGAGACAGACACACACTATGTATTTATTGGGTGGGCTGCATGTTAAACAATTAATTAAATAAAGATATGAAAAACAATAAACTAATTGCAGAATTTATGGGTATGGAAGACTACCAAGAGATGGGCGAGTATGTCACACCCAACTACCACACCTCATGGGATTGGTTGATGCCTGTAATTATCAAGATGGCTGACGCAAGAGAAGATACTCATTACAAGCTATACAAAACCATAGATGAAGCGTATGAAGAGGTAGTAGAATTTATTAATCAATTAAACAAATAGAGTTATGCCAAATCACGTTTACGCACAGATAACTGTGTCAGAGAAGTACAGTAAGAAGTTAGAAGAGATAGCTAAGGTGGGGCTATGTAGATACTACAAGCCCATGCCTGATGAGCTAATCAACACATCAAGTCCTGCTAGGATTGTAACCCAATCAGAGTATGACAAGCAGATGGAGAAGAACAAGACAGATGATTTCAAGCACTATCCATTGACCATAGACAGGCAAAAGATGTTACTTGATAAGTATGATGCAGATAATTGGTACGACTGGGCATCTAAGTATTGGGGTACTAAGTGGGGCTGCTACGATAACGAGTGGGATAATGGCACGTACAGATTCACTACAGCTTGGGGGCCTGTAGCACCAATTATTATGGCTATGCTCATTAAAGACATACCAACCTTTGACTACTACTATGAGGAGGAGCAGGGTTGGGGTGCTGAGTTTGAGATTGTTGATGGTGAAGATATACGCACATTGGAGTGGGACACACCTGATTGGGATTCCACAGATCACGATGACATATACTTCCTTGAAAATGATTACCAGAATAGTATAGGTAATTACAAAAAGGGGTACTATGGATGGGGTAGCCTAGATGAATATCTTGGAGACACGCTAGAAGAAGCTATAAAAGAATTATAATATATTGTTCACACCCATAAGTGTGTAAAAAATTAAACACGCCATAAATACAATCCTTAGTTGTCGCTAATGTAGGCCGTTGTAATGCTTAACAAGTTAAATTGAGGTGGCGTGTAGGGTTTAAGAAGCCCTCCATAAACTCATAAATTACAACAAGACTGACAGGACGGAAAGACGCCCCTCCAAGGAGGTAACTTAAAATTAATAATAATGGTAAAAGACCAACTGTTTAAAGTAAAACTCTCTAACTCTAAAGATAGTATCCTGGTTAGGACTAGGTATACATTTGACTTACAAGAGGCTAGGAGATGGAAGAAAGAAGCGCCATATGGCGAGATTATTAACGCTCAAAACAATAAGATACAATGAATCTACTAACACAAAATAGTAAGCTAAAGAAGACAAGCAAAGCGCTTGACTTAAGGGTATTCAACTTTGGTATACCTGCGTACAAATCAGCAAGCGGTAAGCTCACATGCCCTATGGCAGACGAGTGTGTTAAGTTCTGTTATGCCAAGAAGGGTGCTTATATATGGAGTAATGTAAAGCCTGCCTTTGAGAAACGATATCAACTTAGTAAGACTGTAGAGTTTATTGACGCTATGAATGCAGAGATAAAAAAGAAACGTCCTGATTATGTAAGGGTACACGATAGTGGTGACTACTACTCAAGGAGTTACCTAGCTAAGTGGATTACAATAGCTAATCAGAATCCAAGTGTAAGATTCTACAGCTACACTAACATGATAGATATGATTTTAAAAACTAACCTACCTGATAACTACGACATCATATTCAGTGATTCAGGTAAACAAAAAAATTTAATAGATGAAGAACTACACAGGCATACAAAGATTTTTAACAATATTGATGTTCTTAATTCCGCTGGCTATATTGATTCTAGCAGCATTGACCTGATGGCTACCAAATGGTTCAGTGACAACAAAAAAGTAGGACTAATCTTTCATTAATAAAAGCAAATAAATAGTTTCTATTAATAAAATAAAATGTAAATTTGTATAATATGGAAAAACAAAAAGACATTATTGCGTGGTGGTCAGGAGGAGTTACCTCTGCTGTTACGTGTAAAATATGTATTGACACTTATGGCAAAGAAAGAGTTAGGGTTATATTTATAGACACCCATAACGAACATGAAGATACGTACCGATTTAAAAAAGACTGTGAACAATGGTATGGTATTGATATAGAAACCATTAGTAATATAGGAGACAAGTATGAAAAAATCCAAGATGTTTGGACAAAGCACAAGTCTTTAAATGTTGCTCATGGAGCTGTGTGTTCTTCTGAACTAAAAAGAAATGCTAGGGAGAAGTGGGAAAAGAACAATGAGTTTACATATCAGGCCTTTGGCTTTGATGTTGATGAGACTAGAAGAGCTAAAGGAATGAAGCTCAATCACTCTAGAGCTAAACCTATATTCCCTTTACTAATGCATTACTACTCAAAAAAAGATTGCATTAATATAATTCAAGATTCGGGAATAGAAGTTCCTGTAATGTACAAGATGGGATTCTTAAACAACAATTGTTTTAAAACAGGGTGTGTTCAAGGAGGTATAGGTTACTGGCAAAAAATGAAGAGAGATTTCCCTGAAAAGTTTGAGGCTATGGGTAAGGTAGAACATGACCTAACAAAACTCAAGGGAACACCTGTTACAATGCTCAAGGATCAAAGCAAGGGTGGTGGGTTAGTGTTTTTAAAACCTCATCCTGATTACCCAGATGTGAAAGATATAACAATGATGAAGGGCAGAGAGCCTAAGCCATTGTTTGAGTGTAATGGTTTTTGTGGTGTAAATGATTTAGAAGAAAGAAAGCCAGAGGAACAAGATATAAACTATCAAATAGATCTTTTTGATTCTATTGATGAGGTAAAAAAAGCAAATAAATAGTTCTTATTTATAAAATAAAATGTATATTTGCATCATACACGTTTACATTATTTATATTTTGTAAACTTAAGTGTTTACAAAAAATAATAATTAAATTCTATACTGATGGGAAGATCAAGTGAAGAGTTCATTAAACAAAGAGAGGGAGAGTTGAACTCACTCCCCATTATTCAAGCGCCATTTTCTTGGGGCTTTATTTCTAACGATACTAATACTGAAAAAAATGAAGAACAGAATATTTAATCTGTATGCCAACTTCGTATGTGAGGAGTGTGGCATTACAAGAGACGAGTTATTTTCAAATACCAGAGAGATAAGGTTCTCTATTCCAAGGTATATACTGTACTACATATGTACTAAAAGACCAATGAAGATAGTGGACATCAGAAACCTAATGAAAAGCAATGGCTTTGATGTTACTAGACAGAACATTGACTATGGTATTGAAAAGATAAACAAGTCTACAGACAAAGATGTATGGGACTTAATTGAAAACTGCATAGAAAAATTTAATGACTAGAACGTATACCCTTTTAGATATATGGCAACAGGCCATTGAAGATAATGTCTCTGTAGACATGTCTTATGGAAACAAACAAGCATACATTTATAAAGGTATTAAAGTTGTTAAGATACGTGATGAAATAAAAATACTCAACACTAGAACCTTTGGATTAGAGTATGAAGAGATAGAGGAATATCTATACGATTCATTTCTAAACAATGGATTTAGACCAGGGGTTGTGGATGTCTTAAAGAAATCCTACTTAGATAGGATAGAAGCTTTAAATAAAAGCATAAAGAAAGAGATCAACAGCAGGAACAATAAAAAACATTACAAGTCTATGAAGATTAAAAGAAGTGAATTAATAAATAAGTACAGTAAAATTTCTAAAACCAAACGATTATGACAAATTATGACGCGTATAACGCACAAGCATTAGACAAGGGAAGCATATGGATTTTATTCCTATTAGTAGGATGGTCTTATGGAAGTATGAACAACATGGGTAAACAGATATTCTACTACCTTACATTGGGTGGCTGTGGATTGTGGACATTGTATAGGCTATTTACACTTAGTGGTGCTATCAAGAAGTACAACAAGAAGGTAGCTGTAAAGTGTGGGCTATCTACAGAGGACATGTTAAAACTAGAACTAATATAATTTAAAACAAAATGGCAACAAAAACAACAACGGGAAAAAAGACAACATTCAAAACATTAGCAGCACTTAATGTTAAGGATAGATTAGAAAAGAAAGGAAGGTTTGATTACTTATCTTGGGCATATGCCTGGGCTATGGTAAAAGACCAATACCCTGATGCAAACCGAAAGGTATATGAGTCAGAGGCAACTGAGTTGAACTTCTTTACAGATGGCAATACAGGTTATGTAAAGGTTGGTGTAACAATAGAAGGTGTAGAGCATATAGACTACCTACCTATAATGGGACACAACAACCAATCACTTAGTGTGGATAAGATCACATCATTTGCAGTAAACAAGACCATACAACGTAGTACGGTTAAGGCTATTGCTATGCATGGATTGGGATTATCTTTATGGGCAGGCGAAGATTTAGTAGACATTAGTGAGGCAGCACCTGCTGTTAAGCAAGAGTCTAAGCCTACACTTAAGAAGACCAGTGATAAGTGGAATGACGTAGTAAACTATGTTAAGGCAAACAACACTAAGTCGTTGTCTTCAATAGTTAAGACACTAGAAACTAAATACATTATACCTACAGCAATCAAAAAAGAATTATCAGCCTATGTCAAGTAATATAATAGAACAGTTAAGAGACGACTCTAAATACTACGGAGACTTTGGTAAACAATATCTATCTAACTCAGATATATATAACCTACTAAAAAACCCTAGACAATTTAGAAAGAACGATAAAGGCCTTCCATTAATAATGGGGGGTTACTTTCACACGGCAATGTTAGAGCCTGAGAAGCTTCCTAACTACAAAATAGTAGAGGCTTCAACAAGATCAACCAAAGTATTTAAAGAGTACATTACAGCTAACGATTTGCATCCATACGATGTGTTGTTAAGTAAAGAGGTGGACACTATTAATACTTGGGTAGACTCAATGAAGTCTAACTTTGTAATGCATACAGATATCTATGAGTCAACTAACATATATGAGCAGCCTGCTGTTACTGAGTTGTTTGGTTTGACTTGGAAGGGTAAGGCTGATATTGTAACAAAGGACAAGGTGATTGACATCAAGACCTCTGGAGACATCAACAAGTTTAAGTGGAGTGCTAATGACTACAACTATGATAGTCAGGCATACATATACCAACAACTATTTGGTAAGCCTGTTGAGTTCTATATAGTGGATAAGAAGACCTTAATGCTTAAGATAGCAAAGCCAAGTGAAGAAACCTTACTAAGAGGTAGAGACAAGGTTATAAGAGCTGTAGAGATGTATAAGAAGTTCTTTGCTGAAGATGCAGAGAAAGACCTCACACAGTTTGTTGAGTACGAGCAGTTTTAATTCTTTTCACACTCATAATAATAAAGGAGTCAGAGTAGCTTCTCCAACTAAGCTACCAAATAAATACCATTAAATATGTCACAAGACAAAATTTTTGCAGACGGTTTCATCTTCAAGAGAAGAGAGAACGCACCCGATTTCGTAATAGGTAACATCAGCGTAAAAGTTGAGAGCGCTATTGAGTTTTTAAAAGCCCATGATAAGAATGGATGGGTTAACCTAAATGTTCTTAACAGCAAGGGAGGTACAGCTTATATTGAGCTTGACCAGTTTGTTCCTAAGAAAAGTCAGGATAAGGCTCCTGCTCCTGCTCCTGTAAAGGAAGAGGAAGAAGATGATGGATTACCATTCTAATACACTCTAATAGAATAGATTAGGGGCTATTTGCCCCTTTTCTTTTCTTTTATCTATGTTAAGAATGCTTAGTTTTTCCCTTAGATATACAAATTAAAAAAAATAATATTAATAAAACTATATAAAGAGTATATAGAAAAAAAGTCAGCATATGCAACATAACAATGTTACTATATTTAGAAATATAAGGGACACCTCCACTCCCTTCTTCAGAGACTTGAACTCTATCCTTGAAAGAATAAAGGAAGGTAAGTCAAAAGATTTGATTAAACAGATTAGATCAGAGAAGAACAAAGAGGTTAGGCAAGAACTTAAAAAGAGTTTACCTGCTATATGTTTTTCAGGAACATTCAACAAGAGAAGTGATGATAGCTTGATTGAGCATAGTGGTTTTATATGTTTGGATTTCGATGGTTATAAAACCAAGAAAGATATGACATCTGAAAAAGAAAGGCTATCAAAAGATAAATACGTTTACTCTGTATTTGTATCTCCTAGTGGTAATGGTTTAAAAGCTATTGTTAAGATACCTAAAGAATCAGAGAACCATAAGAACTATTTCATATCATTAGAAAGATATTTTAATTCTGATTACTTTGATAAGACCAGTAAGAATATATCAAGAGTTTGCTATGAGTCGTATGACCCGTTAGTTTATATAAACGAGAACTCAAACACCTGGACTAAGATAGAGGAGCAGGAGTACAAGGTTGTAGACAAGTATTCATCTAGGCCTACGATACCTGTTACTAATGAGAACAAGATAGTGGATATACTTATGAAGTGGTGGACTAAGAAGTATGGTATAGTTGATGGCGAGAGAAACAACAACGTATACATATTGGCTGCGGCCTTTAATGACTACGGAGTTACTAAGTCACTAACAGAATATATCATGTCTCAGTTTCAGAGTAGTGATTTTACAATGAATGAAATACAGACCACTATAAACTCTGCATACTCACAAACTCAAAACCATGGCTCTAAGTATTATGAGGATGAGGATAAGGTTAATCAGGTTAGGGTTAAATTAAAACGCGGAGTATCAAAAAAAGAAATTCGTCTTCAATTAGTTGAGTCAGGTATTGAAGATGCTATAGCGGTTTCTACTATAAGATCAATAGAAGAAGAAGATACTGACAAAAGGTTTTGGACCAAGAGTGATAAAGGTGTTATAACACTAATACATTATTTGTTTAGGCAGTTTCTTGAGGACAATGGATTCTGGAAGTTTTCTCCTGAAGGTACTAAGAGTTTTATATTTGTTAAAGTAACCAACTACAAAATAGACCATACTACTGAGGAAGAAATAAAGGATTTTGTGTTAGGGCATTTGGAAAAACTTGATGATATGTCTATCTACAATTACTTTGCAGATAAGACAAGGTACTTTAAGGAAGAGTTCTTGTCCCTGTTAGGAACTGTTAATGTTTACTTTATTGAAGACGATAAGAATACCGCATATCTGTATTACAATAACTGCGCTGTAAAGGTCACAAAGAATAGCAAGACCACGATAGACTACCTAGACTTGGGTGGATATGTTTGGAAAGACCAGGTTATAGATAGAGACTTTGAGTTGTGTAAGTCGCACGAATGTGATTACAAAACATTCGTATCAAACGTAGCAGGATCCGATAAGAAAACTATTAAGTCAATGGAGAGTACGATAGGCTATATGCTTCATGCTTATAAGAATCTATCTTACTGCCCTGCTGTTATATTGAATGATGAGATTATATCAGACAATCCAGAGGGTGGTACAGGTAAGGGTTTATTTATCAATGCTATCTCCAAGATGAAGAAGTTGGTAGTTATTGATGGTAAAGGTTTTAATTTTGAGAAGAGTTTTGCGTACCAGTTGGTTAGTGCAGATACTCAGATACTTTGTTTTGATGATGTCAAGAAACATTTTGACTTCGAAAGATTGTTTAGTGTTGTTACCGAGGGGTTAACACTAGAGAAGAAGAACAAGGATGCAATTAAGATACCATTCCATAAGTCACCAAAGGTTGCTATAACAACTAACTATGCGATTAAGGGTAAGGGTAATTCATTTGAGAGAAGAAAGTGGGAGTTAGAGTTCAAGCAGTTCTATACAAAAGAATTTACTCCATTGGTAGAATTTCAAAAGCTTTTATTTTCTGACTGGAATGAAGATGAGTGGTGTGCATTTGACAACTATATGATAGAGAACCTTATGTACTATCTTAATCATGGATTAGTTAAATCTGAATTCAAGAACCTATCTATTAGAAAACTATCTGCTGCTACCTCACATGAGTTCATTGAGTTCTGTGGATTGATATTAGGAAGCAATCCAAATGAGTTACTTAGAATGAATGAAAAGATATACACTAAAGATTTGTTTACAGAATTTATAAGTGAGAATCAGGATTATGCGCCAAGGGCTAAAAGAAGTATTTCTAATATTGCTTTTAATAAGTGGTTAGTAGACTACGGAGAGTTTAGAAAAGATGTGGTTAATATAGTTCCAGACAGAGACTTAAACGGTAAGTTTATTATTTACTCAACAAAGAAAACTAAACCAAAAGAAAAAGAAGATGAGTTTGAATTCTGATCTACAATGGTGTATCGACAATGACTTTCAGGTTTATATAAAGAAGATGGACCATAGCGGTTATTTTAAAGTTGCTATAAGAAAAGGAGGTATCTCATCTAATGGTAAGGATATTTTCTTTTGTAAAGAAACTCAGATGAATTTGTATAGTGTAGAGAAGCTTGGTAAAATAGATTATAAGAATCAAGAGAAAGCTAATAATGTTTTACCAGGTGTCTACAAATATTTAAAAGAAACATACCAAAAAAAGCTATGAAGAAAAAAGAATGGTTGTTCATGCAAACACCAAAAGAAAAAGCAATACAATTAGTAAAAGCATTTTATGTAGAAACAACAACAAGCACAGAAGCAAAACAATGTGCTAAAATACACATCAATCTTATACTAGAGAGTGAGATACTAAAACCATCTAATAACCAAGCAATAGAATACTATCAAGAAGTACTAAAAGAAATAGAAAAACTATGACAGCAAAAGATAAAGCAAAGGAGTTGTGCGAGGTTTGCAATAATGACCAAGTATTTGAAACAGAAGATGGCTATACTGCAGATTGCCCAAGATGTAATTAATTACTAAAATTAAATAAAATGACAAAATTCAGAAAAAAACCAGTAGTAATTGAAGCGGAACAATTTGTAGTATGGGACTTAAACAAAATACCGCCATTCGTAACCATACAGGGAGTTACTTTTCCTGTAACTAAAGACGCTACGATAATGATACCAACGCTTGAAGGGCAACACATAGCAAGCAACCTTGATTGGATAATAAAAGGGGTTAACGGTGAACTATACCCTTGCAAGCCTGACATATTTGATAAAACCTACGATGTAGTGTTGTAGATAACGTCAACTAAAATAAACTATGATAAAATTTAGAGACTATCAGAAGGATATTATAACCAAAGGGGTCAAGTGTTTGCTTGATTACAGCTTTGTATACTTATCCATGGAAGTAAGAACAGGTAAGACACTTACATCACTAGGAATCTTAAATAAGATTATGAGTGTGAACAAAGTATTATTCATTACAAAGAAGAAGGCAATAAGCAGTATTGAGTCTGATTATAAGCTACTGAGTCCAGACTATGAGATATTCGTTATAAACTACGAATCCTTACATAAGGTTGATCTTAAAGGTTGGGATGCGATTGTGTGTGATGAGGCTCATAGTATGGGGGCTTTTCCAAAGCCAAGTAAAAGAGCAAAGCAGGTTAAAGAGTTTGTAATTAAAAACAACCCATACGTAATACTGCTATCAGGTACACCTACACCAGAGTCATTTAGTCAAATGTATCATCAGGTATATAGTATAGCAGGTAATCCTTTTAGAGAACATACAAACTTCTATAAGTTTGCTAGAGAACATGTTGTAGCTAAGACAAAACGTATAGGTTCTTTTATGGTTAATGATTACTCAGATGGAAAACAAACTATACTTGATAAAATGAATCAGTATATGATTTCATACACTCAAAAAGAAGCAGGGTTTAATTCTTCTATAAAAGAAACCATACTTACAGTTGATGCTCCAGAATCTATTCACAGCCTCTGTAAGCTACTTAAAAAAGATTTAGTTGTGCAAGGTAAGGATGATGTTATATTGGCTGATACAGGCGTTAAACTAATGCAGAAGCTTCATCAGATGTATAGCGGAACTGTTAAGTTTGAAAGTGGCAACTCTATGGTCTTAAATAATTTCAAAGGGAAGTTTATTTACAACAACTTTTGTGCTAATAAGATAGGAATATTTTATAAATTTAAAGAAGAATTGAATTGCCTTAAAGAAGTGTATGGAGATCAATTATGCACAGACTTGGAGACGTTTGAAAGCACAAACAAATCTATTGCATTGCAGATTGTTAGCGGTAGAGAGGGTATTAGTTTAAGGCAAGCAGAGTACCTGGTCTATTATAACATAGACTTTAGTGCTACTAGTTATTGGCAGAGTCGTGATAGAATGACTACAAAGGATAGACCTGAGAACGAAGTCTTTTGGATATTCACTAAGGGAGGAATAGAGAAACAAATATATAGGGCAGTAAGCAAGAAAAAAGATTATACATTAAAACATTTTAAAAGAGATTTATTAACTTTAAATTAATATGACAAAAGAAACTTTAGGAGAAACAAAAAAAACTATTTGGGTATTTGGAAAACCACAAAGTATGTGGATTCCAATGATGAATCCAAAATATTTAACCGAGAATAATCTTTGGGACAATGACGGAACAACAGATACAAGCGAAGAGGATTAAACAGCTAGAGGCTGAAGGGTACTATGTTATCAAGCTTATTAAGACTAATAAGAATGGCATACCTGATGTTGTAGCTATACCACCTAACTGTGGTGTCCTATTCTCTGAAATAAAAAAGCCAAAGGGCAGGGTGTCTGCCTTACAAGAATATAGACTAAAAGAATTAGAAAAGCATGGAGTCAGAACAGAAGTATATAGAGGATGAGTTTGAATTGGATGAAAACTTCCTATATCAAATACACGCATTTAACCCTAGTGTAAAGAATAAGATAGCAGCGCAAATAGATACCTTAATAGGTCTGCCTACAACAAAGGGTTTAGACAAGTTAAAATCTGGAGTAGTACACGATAAAGATGGAACACCAACTTTCTTTACTCTTTCCTATTCCAAAAGAAATAAGAACTCACCATCTATACTGTTAGATATATTTGAGATAACACTAGACCAATACCTAAACGATATTAATTTAAACATTCATATAAAATGAAATTCGAATCATCACCTGAAATCAAATTAAAAAACAAAGTAGAAGCTATTTCAATTAAATTATTGATTGAACAAGAAATGGAAATTGAAAATATATTTAAAAACACTAGAAGACGAGAGTATGTAGATGCAAGAAGAATACTATTCTATATTCTTAGAAACAACTTTCTTCTAACCTATTTTGAAATAGGAAGGATTTCTAAAAGAGATCACGCAACTATTATACATGCAATTAAAGATTTTGATTATATAATTAAGGCTGACCCAATATTAAATGGTGTATATCAAAAAGCGCTAGAAAGAGCTGAGTTTATTACAACGTACTCTCCAGAGGCAAGAAAAGAAGAGATAATTAAAAAGATAGAACAGCTTAACCAAGAGCTACTTACTTTGTCTAATTAAAATAATTGACTTTTATTTTGTATCTTTAGTGACATGGAAAACAATAATGTAGGTTACAGACCAAGACTTACTGAGGAAGAAAGTGTGATGATAAACAATCACAGAGCATTAAAAGTAGAATGCGAAACCAACGGAATACCAATGAGTGATGTAAATCATTACTGGTATAAAGGCAAAAGCTTTTCTCTTCATGTAAAAAACAACGGTGTCTCTTTAGACAAAGTAAGAGAGGATATCATAAAGGAAATGAATAAGCATTCTCCTTCATATCCTAAGATTAAAAGAAAAAAACAGAAAGACCCTCACCTACTAGTAATTGATCCTGCTGATATACATATAGGTAAGCTGGCATCATCATTTGAAACAGGTGAGGATTATAACTCACAGATAGCTGTCAAGAGAGTAAAGGAAGGAATACAAGGAATACTTGAAAAGTCTAATGGCTTTAAAATAGATAAGATATTATTTGTAGGAGGTAACGATATACTTCACATCGATGAGCCACACCGAAAAACAACAGCAGGTACGCCACAGGATACTGATGGGATGTGGTACGAAAACTTCCTTACAGCAAAAAAACTTTACGTAGACGTATTAGAAACATTAATCGCAGTGGCAGATGTTCACTTTGTTTACAACCCAAGTAACCACGATTACATATCAGGATTCATGTTATCGGATTCTATACAGTCTTGGTTTAGAAAAAGCAAGAACATTACATTCGATTGCTCAATAGCCCATAGGAAAGGTTTTAAGTACGGTAATAACTTAATCGGAACAACACATGGAGATGGAGCTAAACAAGCAGATTTACCCCTTATAATGGCTAATGAGTTCTCTAAGTGGTGGGCAGATACAAAGCATCGTTATGTTTACACACACCATATACATCACAAGTCTAGTAAAGATTATCATGGTATTACAGTTGAGTCGTTAAGGTCACCAAGCGGATCTGATTCCTGGCATCATAGAAAAGGTTATGGTGTTGGTGGAATAAAAGCTGTAGAAGGATTTATACACTCAATGGAACATGGACAAGTAGCAAGATTAACACACATATTTTAAAAAATGGAAAACACAAAATGTATTGAAGTAAGAAAAGATTATTACCTATTAATAGTTAATGACGTTTCACTAGGCGAGTTTGAAAAAAGTGACTTAAGACACGTAATAGAAGTTATAGACAATGCAATATAAACAAGACACAACTCTTCTAGAGGAGCGATATTCTTCTAGAAAGATTAATGGATTAGATGTCATTGATTTAATTAAGCACTGGGATTTAAATTTTAACGAAGGGAATATTCTTAAATACCTACTAAGAAAAAAAGGAGACGATATATCTGACATGAAAAAAATAGCTGACTATGCAAATAGAGAATCAGAACACTTACAAAATGATGGAACAAATTAGAGACCAAATATTAAAAGAGAAGTTGAAGGACAACCCCAACTTCTCTTTAATTAGAAAGCTACAACAGTTAATTGATAAGGTTAAAAATTAAAAAGATTTAGGATTAAACGATTTTCCACTTTTCTTTTTTCCTTTCTCATTACCAAAAGAAGCTGGCGAAAAAGATTTATCATCTTTACTTTTGCTATTTGTTTTCTCAACTTTACGGTCCTTACCTTGATCTATTCTTTTTAGTTGCTTTGCTTCATTATCTATCATTTTTTGAGAAGGATTTTTAATACCTCTCTGATTTAGTAAAGCTTCAGCTTCTACAATATAATCAACTTTCTCTTCTATTTCTCTTGATTTACCTATATCCTTAAAAGCTCTTTCAGCAATATATCCTACTTCACTTGAATTTAAAACAGGGACACCAATTAAATGCATAGCATAAGCCATAGTCGTCATTTTCAAGGCGTTTAATTTTTCAGGGTCTATTTCAGCTTTACTTTCTCTACCCATAAAAACAGTGGTCTTTTCTCCTGTAACAATTGTTTTAATCATATCAGCAAGTATTACTGCTTTTTTTGCACCGATTCCTAATGTACCTAGTTGGTCAATTATTTTTTTATCTGTCTTTGCAAAGAACTGAAATGGATTATCCTCATCGTCTTGAAACATAGACATCAATCCGTTTATTTGATTTAAACTTTCGTCATTTAAAATAGGTATTGGAACAAGAATATCTGCTAATGCATTTCCAGTTCTACCTATTAACCTTTGATTAAACTCTTTCTCTCTTTTTTCTTCTCTTGCTCTTTTATTAGCATATCTGTTTAAATTCGGGTCTTCTTCTTCTCCTGATATTAATCTTGCGGCAGCAGCTAATGTTTGAGTTATTCCTAAACCAATAGCATTAAACATTACTGTCTCTACACCTAAACCTCCTAATGACTTAAGCGCTCTAGTCTTATCACCTGGAAGAGCAGTTGGGTTATTAATTAAAGTATTTATATCTGAATACATTCTTGTCTTTTGATTCAATAAGAAGTTAGCAAATGGAAACAATGTCTTACGAACTATTTGTGGGTAAAATCTTTGGTCAGTAAACAAATCTCCTTGAAGGTCTTGGTCAGATGTATTTTGTTGCCTATCCACTTGTTGCTGTGCATACTGTGCAGCTTTTTTGTCTAATGGTTTAGACCAATCAATATTAGTAGTATCTCCTCCATCTTTTTTTACTTGCTGAATATAATAAGCAATAAAAGAAGCTCTTGCTGTCTGAACATCTGGATACACCAAGAAAGCTTCAAGTGTCTTTTTATTTATTTTATCAGCAGCATCAATTACTCTACCTCCTTTTGTCTGTGCTTTCTTTTTAATTCTACTATCAGCATTTTCAATATCTGATTGAGATTGTATTCCCCTGTTAGCAATAGGTAAGCCTGAATTGTCTATAGCCTTTTGAACCTCAGCATCAAAAATTAACTTAGATCCTTTTAATGTATTGCTGAGACCTGCATTAAACATTGTGTTAAAAATAGGAACTATTTGTTTTACAAACTGAGTTGGCCCACCTAAAACTCTAGATACACCTAATGTAGCAACCTTATTTATACGATTTAAAGTTCTTTTTGTTGAACCATCAACATATTTTTTACCTCGTTTAGAATCTACATAACTATTTATTCTGTCATTAATTATTTCTTTTGCTGATTCATTTGTAAAAACTTCGTTAAAAGCTTTTGACTCTCTAGCTCCTTTCACTTGTTGTATAGAAGGGGCTGTATATATATCAGTTAAAGCAGCTTTATAATTACTCATATTCTGAGCATCAAAACTTAAGTTTAATACATCTCCTGTATCAAGAGAACCAGGTTTAGTAGCCTCTTTTAAAACACCTGTTTTTTTGTCGTAAGCGCTTTTTCTTTTATTTCCTTCAGGATTAAAAACAGGTTGTGTTATATCTACATCTTCTGCTTTTGGTTGCTTTACTTTTTGAATGTTTCTAGGAGTATAGTTAGTGTCTTTTCCTAAATTCTTGTTATATACATTCAAAGACGTATCAGCTAATTCATTATATTTTTCAGCCCAGATTTCCGTAACATATTTTACTCCATCTAAATTTGCAGGGTCTGCTTTACTTTCAACGTCCGCTATAGAGTTAGAGTCTTTCAAAAGCTTATCATATTGAGCTTTAACAATCTCACCTTTTTTAACTTTTAACTTGTCTCCTGAAGCTATAAGTCTCTCATAAGTTTGCTGAATAAGTTTCTTACTCTTTTCAAATTCCTTTTGTTCTTTCCCTGGTGTAAATCTTCTTACATCTGCTAGTATACCTCTTTCAGTATCGTTAGATTCGTCAAAGTATATACCATCTTGCATTTTCTTTTTTGCAAATTTATTTGCATAATCTTTCTCTGTATTAGCTGCTTCTTTTTGAGCTTTTGCGCTACCGTTTATTATTCCATCAAGCCCTAAAGCCTCCATAACCATTCTCGCCTTCTGTTGAGACTTAAATGTAAGTTCAAAGACATTAGGTAAAGTGGATATTTGTTTATTCCAAAACTTACCTAAGCCAAATAATGATTTGTTTTCAGTATTTTTAACTCCTTTATTTTTTAAACGAGTTATTTTAGTATTACCAACTTGCTGCATTAGAGAAGCCTCCATTCCACCTGTAGATTGGTTAAGCTCAAAATTAACTATCGAATCTAATGCTTCCAATTTTTGCTTGGTAGTCATTAAACTTAAGTCCATGTTTAAAAAATTATTGATTAAAGTTTTTTGAGTCTTGGTAACCTTTATGTCTCCAGATTTTATAGCTCCTTTTATATTTATCTTAGTGTTTTTAAAAGCGTTATTTACTGCTTTATCAATTGCTTTCTTTTTATCCTTAAGAGTCTGTGCATCTGCTTCAGAAGTATTTGTTGAACCATCTACCTCATACAGTATCTCTTTCATTTGGTCAAGAGTTAAGTCCCCTGGTTCTAGCCCTGTCAATTCTTGAAATGACTCTTTGGCTAACTCATAGTTTCTTTCTGCTTCTAATTCAGTTTCTTTTTTTGAATACTCCTCAATTTTTTTAATATCAAAAGGCTTACTTACTTTAAGTTCCCCCTTAGATTGTTTCCTAGTTGGTGTAAGACCATTACTAATTTCAGATGCTTTTTCTAAATATGTATCAATATCGTTTACATTGCTTGGATTTACTTGAGTAAATTTCTTTGCAGCGTCAGAAAGTCCAGCTTCTTTACCTTTTAATTTATTCTTAATAGATTTTTGAAGTTTTTTAGCCTTATCTAGCTTATTAGAATACTCAGCATCATTCATTGCTCTTGTAGTAAAATCTATTACGTCTTGAACTTTCTTGGCGTTATATAGATTTACATTAGAAACTTTTTTAAGTAATGAGTTTGCTTTTTTAGTTGTAATATTACCTGCTTTCAGAACTAAATCTATAGCCCCCTGTAATCCTTTTCTTCTTTTGTTTACATCGTTTTTAGCATCTCTAGCAACCTTCGCTTCTTTTTGAAGATCCTTCTTCATTGCTGCGTAATCACTCTTTACTTTAATAGTCTTAGGCTTTCCTTTTATTTTTGTAGAGGCTATTATAGATTTATAAGTATTAGCTGTTACTGTCTGACTGTTTGTCTTTCCTATAGCATCTACTTCAGCTTTAACTGCTCCTTCAGATTTAGCGTACAAGTCTATTTCTGCATTTGAAAATTCCGTATCACCCCTAGCGATTTTTAAAGCTAAAGCTCTTTCTTTAGATTGTGTTTTGGGTTGTTGTTTTTTCTTTTGAGAAACCGCATTATCTATTGCTTCTTTATTTTCTGCGTAAAACTGAATAGCATCTTCAGAAAAAGATTCTTGATTTCCTCCTTCAACAATACGATTTGCAAATGACTCTATCTGATTGTTCACACTCATACCTTCCTCTGTTGAGGTAGGTTGAGTTACTTGTTCAACATCTCCCTCCGTAGTCGTGTCGCTAGTTGTATCTCTTTTAGTTGGTATACCTCTGAGTATTACTGATTCTGTAAATTTAGCTAAAGACTGACTCTCATTACGAAACTTCTCACTAAGACGATCTATTTCTGCCCTATCCTCTTTCGTTGGATTTTCTATCTTATCAAAATTTTCTTTACTCTTTATATACGCATCAAACGCTAATTTTGATTTGTCAAACAGCTTTTGTCTTTTTAAATTATCAGCTGGTGTACTATTTTTATTATATAATGCATTTCTTCTATCATTTATTTCTTGTGATAGTTTTTCGCTTCTACCAGGCTCTTTATCCATTTCTTGTTCTAGAGCTTCTTGTTCTCTTTCTAACTCCAGTATTTCATTGTACTCTACTTGTTCAACATCTGTCTCCGTAGTCGTGTCGCTAGGCTTATCGGTTTGCGTTTCACCTTCTTGGACTTGCGTGTCGGGAGTGACTTGTTCAACGTCTCCTTCTCCCACTTGTTGCAATTCCACTTCGGAGTCTTTCCCTCCTTCTGTGCTTTTTGGAGCATCTGGTAGCACTTGCTCCTCTGTGCTTGGCTTTGAAATGGCATCTTCTTTTTGTTTAGTTAGTTCTTCTTGAACTTGTAATTCGTCTTTTTTATAAAGAGCATCTAGTTGCTGGTCAACAGCAGCTATCTGTTTATCAATTCGTGCTTTACCTGGTCCTTCTAGTCCCTGTTTTTTATTTATTAAATTTTGTCTTTGAGTTAATAAGTCAGATGCAGGTTGTAAGTTTTCAGAAACTTTTATAGTTCCTTGAGTTTTTAACTCAGCTGACTGCATATTGTAAATTTCTGTATATGCATTTGAAGCCTCTTTTTCAGTTAAAGAACCTTCTTTAACTAAAACATCTAATGTAGATTGTAAATTTTTAACATTTGCTGCTGCAAGCCTAACTAAGTTAGACCTTCTATTTCCTGACAATAAATTTTTAGCACCCAAACCAGAAGTAGCTCCTACGGTCATTACTACAGTTTCCATTATACCTGCCTTTGTAATTTTGTCACTTAAAACTTCGTTTCCAATATGTCTATTCACCAAGTGGTTTATACCCTTTTCAGAAAAATAAACTGGAAGCTCTTCTATAAAAAGTTCTTTAGCGTTTTCTTTTAACAAACCCTTGCCCTTATCTACAAGTTGTTTTGCTGTGAATTTTTTACCTTCTTTTAATGCTAGGTTTTTAATCTGGTCTTTAATTCCTGTAAAACCTGTTAGTAATTTTTGATTACCACCTGCTAATCCAGAGAATATACCATCTAAAGTAGATATTGCCTGACCTGCATTAACAGCTATATTCATAGCTTCTTTTTCAGACATACCTGAAGCTACTAGCTGAGACCTTACGTCCTCCACGTTCCCTGTAATACCACTTGCAAAAGAAGTAATTCCCATTCCTAGACCAGCTCCTTTAGGGCCTTTAAATCCTAGTTTCTTTGTTACTTTTCCTGATGTTCTAATTAAGCCGTATAAGTGTACAAGCATGCCTACTCCTCCTTGAGTTACAGATCCTGCTGTCCAATTAGTTACAGTCTCTGTAACATCTTTAGATAGTGTTTGTATTTCTTTTATTTTTTCAGGAGAAATAATCCCATCCATTCTTATGTTTGTATTTGCATCATATACTGTTCCGTTTTCATCAACAATATATTGTTTACCCATACTTAAAACTGGCTTTCCGTCTAAAAAAGCAGATCTTTTTACTGCGCCAGTTGTGATTTCAAGAGACTCCTTACTTTGGGTAAGCATTTCTTCAAGGCTTTTTAAAACACCTTTATTATCAAATTTATCATCTCCTTTCCCTATAGTTGCAATCCTTTGATCTAAAAAAGCAGGTATAGAAGCTAAAAAATCAAGACCAAAACCAGCCAAACTATTTCCTGCAACAGCAAGTAACTCAACTAATCCTTGACCTCCTTCATCTGCTCCACCTTCCTGAGCGGCCTCATACATTGCTTTTCTTCTTCTTAAGTCAGTATCCTCTGTGAATTTTGTAAGCACAGGGAAATCTTTAATAGTGGTAGAAATGCTTTCAACTTTTGCGTAAAATTCTTTGCTTAATTCTTTTCCCTCATTTTTTAATTCTTTTATCTGTTTAGTGTCAGAGGTTAAATCTATTTTCGCCTGAATTTGATTTAATCTCTTACTAATTTGATTAAGTTGTGCCGTCTTGTATGATTGAACTTTTTCATAATAATTTTTTTGTTCAAAGTACTCATCACCTTCATCATCTGTAAGAAGGGGCTTCACCCACTTGTATACGCCAGTTTCGTTCCTAGTGTTTTTCTTTTCCCACTTTAAATAATCTGTTACATCACTACCATCATTTGTAATAACGCTTGTTAAAAATGAATTAGCATTTCCAACCTCTCCTTCATCAATATCAACATCTAAGTAATTTGGAGTTTGAACATCTTGAGTTGCAATTTCGTATGTTTCAACGGCTTCTAATAATTCTGGGCTAAGTTCTGATTCTTTCTTAAATTCTTTTTGACCTGTTTCTGGATTAATAAATCCATATTGTTTTTCTGGTATTATGTTTCGGTTTATACCTTCTTTATCAAAATCAATAGTGTTTAAAACATTTCCTGAGTTCTCTTCTTTATAAGCCAAATATCCTGAATCTAATAG